TTAATAACCATCAGATCCCACTGCGTGGGGCATGGATGGGGCAAACTCACTCAATTTCTGGTTGAGGATGAGTACCTGGTCCTGATTATTTTCAGCCATCCAGGATCCGTATACCCGATAAACCATTTGCGCGTCGGTGTGGCCCATTTGCTTCGCGATGAAGTTCGGGTTGGCACCGGCAGCTAACGACCAGCATGCATACGTGTGTCGGGACTGGTATGCTCTGCGATAGCGAATCCCGGCGCGTCGCATTGCAGCCTCCCAGGACTGGTTGATCGACCCCACAGCGTAATGATGCCCGGCACGGCCATTGCGCAATCCTTTTTGTGGGTTAAACACGAATGTGCACGGATGCACTTCTGTGCGACCAAACTCACGCAATTTCACATCTACCTGATACTGCTTACCCAGGCGGGTTAATTCGGCCTGGTTCTTCAGAACGTCGATAGCTGGCTGAATAAGGTTGATGATGCGGTTTGTGCCGGCCTCTGTTTTCGGAAGGGTGAACTCCTTCGTCAACGTGTGGTTGCGGCGGATCATCATCGTGCCGGCTTTCAGGTCGATATCTTCCCAGGCCAGCGACACCAGTTCGCCGTGGCGCACACCTGTGTACACAGCCAGCGACCACATATTTTTCAGCTGCTGGTGACTGCAGGCGTTGATCAGCCTGACAAACTCGTCGCGGGTAAGCGGATCAGGCTCGCAACGCGAGCGCTTGAGAAGGGCGATCCCGGTGAACGGGCTCACCTTCAGATAACCGCTTTCAGCTGCGAACTTGAACATGCCAGCCATGGTCTTCATGTAATTGTTGACCGTTCTTACTGTGCGGCCCTTAACCGGTGTTTTGTGTCCAGCTTTCAACGTCTGATACCCGGTCAGCAGTTCCTTTCTGATAAACAGCAGGTCTTCCTGTGTTATTGCAGATACAAGCCTGTCACCGCCGATCCTCGGCACCATATTGCGCGTTATAGATGTATAACGTGCCATCGCATTGGTGCTGATCTCCATACGCTTCAGTTCAAGCCACTTGTTCGCCAGTTCGAGCACGGTGATCTCCTTGCTCTCAACCCCAAACCTTCTCAGGTTCGGTGAGTCCGGGAACTGTGCGGCATAGTTGAAGTTGCCTGTCTTTATCGCGAAGCACACCGACGCGCGTAACTCGCCAGCTACTTTTCTGTTTTTTGGTGTATCCGGCACGCCGAGGCTTTCACGCACCCGGCTGCCTTTATAGATGAACCATATGCGGAGCGTACCGCCATGGTTCTCCACGCCTGTTGGGTATGCTGACTTAGCCATTATTCCCTCCTGACGTCCAAGAGCCAGCTAAGCATAAACGGATCTTCATTGGCGCGCACCCGGCTGTTTCTTTTTGAGGCTCTCAACCCACTGGTCGATCGCTTTGTGGTTATACAAGCACTCGCTGTTTTCCTTTGGGATGCTGTCCGGCGACATGTGGACGTACTCCCTGCCACATAGCCAGCTTTTTTTGCGGGCCCGCGCTATCGTTCCCGGGCGGAGCCCCGTCATTTTCACAAGCAGGTCTTCTGTCACCCACTCACTGGGCACGATTTGAATAATTTCGCTCATGATCGCTCCTATGACATCGATTTATAAAACTGCGGACCGTCTGGCGTGGCCGCGCGTAATTCGTTTTCTGAATGAACTGAATAATTTCTGTCATCCCACCGCACCCAAAACTGCGAATGGTCGCCGTCTGGATCCTGCAGGCTATCCACCACGCCATGAATGCCGCCGGTCTTCTTCTGGACTAACGCGCCCACATTAAAAGCAGCCATTGCACACCTTCCGGTTCGTGAAGAAATGAGATGAGAGCGCCCAGCGCCATAAGTGCGGCGATGAGCCAGGTCATGGGGTTTGAATGCATGGTGAACTCCCAAAAAGAATGCCCTCACAGTGGAGGGCAAAAGGGATGACGTTGCAGTGCTTTCGCACCCAATAGCCAGCTCATAACTGGCTATCAGTTGCATCAGGCAGAAGGGGATGGGTATGGAAGCCACTCTTCGATTCGAACGTCATCATGCTCAATGCCTTCGATCTGGAAAACCCACTGCCACTTTCCTGTGGGGCCGGAAACGCTCTGCCATTCAGCCCGCCAGGCAATAAGCACGCCCTCACCATTGAGATCGTTAACAAAAACCTGTTCATGTGTTTCTGGAAGACGTTCGGCGCATTTGATCCATGCCATATCGGTGCTGAGCAAAGGGGAAATTCGTGAGAGAAGCGTTTTCTGCGCCTCCTCAATAGTCACCGGCTCGCCGGGGCTTCCAAAAATAGCAAAGAAGTCACTTATTTCTGACTCAACGAGTTGTTTCATTGTTGCCATAATTACTCCTCATGCCGCACGCTGGGCGCGCAGCGATTTGATATGCTCGGTCGTCTCCAGTTCGGCGCGTATCTGAGCCGCCTCACGGTGATCGAGGTGCTCAAAGTCATTGTTGAATCGCTCGATTGAAGCGGTGTTGATCCGGCCCTGTCGCCAGTAGCGGACTATCTGTGATGTGCAGCTGTGGATGATGACGGGCCAACCGTGCTGGTCAGCGTAAATCTGACCTCGTTGAATGAGTGCAAACATCACGCACCTCGCTGCTTATTCCTCAGTTCGATAACACCCTGGCACTCAGCACACGTCTGGCAGCCGGGAACGGCAGCGCGTCGCGGCTCAGGGATTGGTTCGTCGCATTCTTCACAACGCTCAGCTGATATGGCGTTGCGGTTGAGCCGGTGAGATGAAAGGGCAGCGTTACGCTGAAGCTCTTCAATCTCTGCTGCGGTATCGATGATGTCAGCCATGGTCAATGCTCCCGGAACTGTCGGTTAATTCGGTTGAAGGTGAACGCCAGCAATAAAAAGGGAGCCTTAAGCTCCCGGGTGATTAGTGCCTTCATGCTGCACCGCCTTCATTCTTCTCGGCTTCGACCGCCATCTGCTCAAGCCGTCGCGATAACTCGGCGGCCAGCGTCTGGAATTCTTCTTTGGTGGCCACCGGGATCGGCACAAAGCGAATCCCGATGTGCGCCAGATGGTTGGCTATTTCGAGGCTTTTCCTCAAATCAACTGGAGAGGCTCTGTTCATGCAGCACGCTCCAGTTCTGCGAGCCCACCGCGCACTGCATCAATGATGCGTTCGAGGTACTGATAATGATGGTTCGGCACAGACGGCCATTTTGCGTACCATGGGTCATCACCCAGCAGGTTAAGCAACTTGTCGCCGACGAGATAGTTGCAGCAGCTCGCCTTCACATCTTCAGCATCTTCAGCCTCATCCCACATTTCCCTGGCATCATCAGCATCGATTTCCTGCTGGCGCCGGAGTTTGATGATCTCACCTTTGACGAATTCAAGGTTGGCGTCGTTATCATCATCCACCGTGCTTTGCAGTTGCGGGTCGAAATAGCCTATAAGGTACTCATTGCTGACGTGCTTAATGAACTCCTGCACGGTATCACCGCCCATAGCAAACCATGCGCCGGTCCAGGCCTTACCGAAGCAGGTGATGGTGATGCGACCCTTACCAGGTTCATAGTTTTCAATCATCACCCTGACAGGGTCGAGACGTTCAACATCTGAAATGGTAAACGCCAGAACATCGCTTTTTTCAACCTTCACAATTCAACTCCGAAGCGGCGATTAAGCCGCCCTGTGTATACGACGAACTCCAGGAGGCTAACTCCCAGAGCTTCAATTTTCTTGTGATGCTTGTTGATGATGGGAGGCACCGTTGCGTTCCAGTTAGGCTTTGGCTTCTTGCGCATGGCCTGCTGGATTTCTTCGGTGCAGCGTCGGCAGGCCGCGCGGATGGCGTTTTCATTTGCTGGTGTCATAAACCCTCCATATAGGCCCGGATAAATTCAGCCGCAGCCTGTGCGTTTATGGCGTTGCCGTACCCTTTCAGGCGGCCGACGCGGTTGCTGCTTGCCACTCTTGCCACCCCGGGCTCGACTCGCACCAGGCGCGCGGCAGCCCCATCAACCAGCGGGAATGTGCCGGGTTCAACTGGACGCCATTTTCCATCTCTACAAAAGAGCCAGTCCGCATCTCGCCAAAAACCGTTAACCTCAAGGGCCCGCATGTGTACGCCTGGCGAGGCAACTGGTCCAGTCGCTCCTTGCCATCCCGCTGCGCAGTCATTCCCGCCGAGTCCTTCCAGTCGCGTGAGGTTGGCGTCACCCATCCTGCAAGCCTTGATGCTCCGCCCAGTGTGGATCCCCGCTTTGGTGCATTTGCAGCCGCAGCTTGGCCAGCAACCTGATTGTTGTCGATCGTTGTGGGTGTCGGCCAACCTGTCAGGGTTACTGCAGTCTGAATGTTCATTCCTCCCATCCGCCCCGATGTGCCTGCGCCGGTCGTCGATCTGGCTGTTGGCGTAGGCCACCCAGTAGGCCCGCTCTCTGATGTGCGGAGCACCGACGCCCGCTGCCGCAAACGGCACAAGCCCGAAGGCGTATTCCATTCCTTCCAGGTCAGCTTGTACAAGGTCGAACCATGTGTTTGCGTTACCGCTTGCAACCTGTTCGCCAAAGACATGCTCAGGTCTGCGCTCGCTGATGAGGTGGAAGAAGTGGGGCCAAAGGTGCCGCTCGTCAGCAAACCCATCTCCTTTGCCTGCCGCGCTGAAAGGCTGGCACGGGCAGGAGCCGGTCCAGACTGGTTTATCGTCAGGCCATCCGGCGATCCGCAGGGAATGAGACCATACGCCAATTCCGGCGAAGAAGTGGCACTGCGTGAATCCTCGCAGATCGTCAGGTGTGACATCTTCAATACTCCTTTCATCAACTTCGCCCGGGGCGATATGACCGCCGGCGATCAGGTTACGCAGCCACTGAGCAGCGAACGGGTCGATTTCGTTGTAATAAGCTGCTGGCGTCATGCGGCCTCCGTTTTCACAACATCGATGGCGCAGCCGGGAAGCAGTTCCACCGCGGCGGTGGCGCACTGATTCCCCCAGTGATCCCAGCCCGGCGCCGCGCTGCGGCTAAATAGCTCAATGCGCGGCACATCTCCATAAAGCAGCTCCAGCCGGTGCCGAACTTCCCACGGCTTTTCGCTGTGCGCGCCGAGCGGGCTGTATACCACCTGCTTAATCCCTGCGTGTTTTCGTTCCAGCCCGGCGCCGCGGGTGGCAATCAACAGGTCTTCTGTATTGGCCCGGGTGTGATTGCCGCCGTTCATGCGCGTCTCGGCGTTAAGCAGATCGAGGAAGTCGTAAAAGTCGGTGACTTCACCCTCAGCCAGCGCCTTGTTGATGCGCAACTCGGCGTTCTGATTCAGCTTCACCCAGGTAAAGCCCTTCATCGTGCGAACGGTAAAACCCCAGGCCTCGGCCAGTTCGATAGCCTCCTGGTTATGCGTGCCGGTGTACCACATCGCCAGCACCGAGCTTTCGGCAGCAAGTTCCCACACCGGGAGGCGCTTGATGTCGATGAGCTTCATGGTGGAGTAGTGATCGGCAGCGGCACCATTGCTTATGGTGTTGCCGTAAGACCAGGGCGGATCAGCATAGATAAGAGAGTATTTTCCGGTCATGAAATTACACCTCGAATGCAAGTTGTGGCGTGAACCGATCGCGTTCTGCGTCGTAATTCAACGAACTTGCAGAGTTAAAGGCTTCAATGCGTTCGACCAGCACCGCAGCGCGTGTTTCTTTGCTTGCCGGCGCGTAGGCTGATTTATCCCACGCCTTGTTGATTCCGATGTTGCGCGCAACGTTTGTACTGTCGGCTGACGACAGCGGGATATGGCGGAAGATATCGGCGTTCAGCATGCGCAGGCCGTGAAGCTTTGTTATCGGATACCCGTTTATGTCGACAACGTGACGGATGAGATCGCGTAACTTTGCCCGACATGAGCGCGGGCGCTTTGCGTCGTATTCACCCATGCTACCGATGCATACGCGCGGAAATTCCCGACACAGGCGGAAGAAACGTTCATCGGGCTCGTTCATGTGCCACACAGGAGCGCCGACTACTTTGCCGTGCGGCCACTCGGCGATTAACGAGTCGTTCTCTTCACTGGTCCCGCCGATCACGTCAGGGATAACTGCAAAAGCAAAGCTAGGGTGATTCATCCAACGACCTACAAACGCGTAGTAGTCATTCCAGTTAACAACGCGCTTTTTCGTCCAGAAGCTGAATGCGCCGTTATCCAGCGCGAAAGACTGGGTGACTTCGCTGGCCAGGGCTAATTGGCCTGGGTTAGCGAACGAGATGAAAGCGTGCCTGCCTTTCCATGCCTTCAGGGCGCATGTATCCGGCGTAATAGGGCCGCCGTGAAAATGAATCATGCCGCCTCCTGCCTTTCCCGATATTCCTCAGCGAGCCGCTGCGCCTTTAATGGATTGCTGACCACTTCACCCCATGGCATTAGCCAGCCGTTACCAATGAAGGGAAGGCGCAGTGTGCCAACCATGATGTCGTCGTGAGCGTGAGTCATAGGATGGACTCCATTTCGTCGATGTAGAGGCCCTGAGCAATCAGGCGGCTACGGCGGGCGGCGCGTTCAATGCACTCCTGCCGTCTACCTTCCTGCGATTGTTCAATGGCGCGCCGGGTGAACAGCCGTGATTTGCCTTGCGGCGTTACGACCTTTGGCTTGCTGGCCAGGCTAAATTTCCGGTCGCAGATGCCGTCCTCGTTGATCCATTTTTCCGACTCAACGATCTGAGCAATCTGTCCGGAGCCTCGGGTAATACCGTTGGCTACCCGGTTAAACTCGATGAGCGTTACTCCAAACTTCTCGGCGATTTCGCTGCCGGTTACCGGGCGGCCGCGCGTCTGAATCATCCAGATAACGCGTTCACGAAGGCCGGAGAATTGCCCGGTTCGCCCGGGCCTGCGATAGAAGGGTGTGCGTTTCATGCTGCACGCTCTGTGATTTTCTGAATTTCCGATTCCAGATCTGCAAGGAAGCTCTTAACCTCAGACTCGATATCGCGCGCCAGCTCTTCATCGAAATGAATGCGCTTCTTGAAATAGGCGAGGTCAGGCGGCAGGCGATCATCGAAACTAACGAAATCACACCATTTCCGCCCGGTGCACATCATCTGCGCATGCATTTGCAGCATGTACTGGCGCTTTGGCTCGCCAGTTTTCAGCGTTTCAAGATGAGTCCAGGTGTTGGGGCATTTGATTTCGATAAGCCCGTCGTCGTTAACAAGTCCGTCCGGGCTGGCTGCGAATCCGGGTATGGTTGGGTGATCGATGAGACCAACTTCAGTGATTTCCGCATCGAACTCATTCAGCGCGTACATTTCGCGTGCCACTGGCTCAAGTTCAGTGCCGCGCATCATCGCGGCATTCGAAAACCCTTCCTCCAGCTTCCCGGTCAGCCGTTGGCAAATCAGCTCGGCCATGTAGTTCTGGCGGCTGGTGGAGTAGCCCGACTTAGTCCTGGCCATGACATCAGCCAGGCGACTGGCTGTGACCTTGCCGCAGCGCGCAGCAAACCATTCAGGGGTGCGTTGCTCCATTATTCAGCCTCCGTCTCTGCGACATTGACAGGTTCGGCGTTGTCGACAGCGAGACTCATGTCGTACATGCGTCGTTTCTCAACTGCGCCGATAACCTGCTTCTCTTCAGCGCTCAGCGCCACCCAGAACTCCTGATACTTGACTGTTCCAAGGCGCGCGGCGGACTCACCTTTTGCGATCAGTTCCGGGCGGCGGCTATCTGATTCATGGCCCGCATGAACCTCTGCCGCTGTCCCTTCAATTACTCGCTCTGCCTCGTCCTGGTCGAAGATGCCAGCGAAACCAAAGGCCAGACGCGCGCACTGTATAAGCGTCTTGTGGCGTAGCATGCGGGTAGGGTGGGACTGCCAGGGTTGAGTATTGCGTTTACACTCTCCCATGTACTCGGTGACGATGGTCGGGTGCTTACGGTCTTTGCGGTAAATCTTGCAGGTGCACGCGCCTTCCTCCTTGTCGTAAGAGAACTCCATGCCGTCAAACTGAGGATGTTCGTTGATAATGCGAGCCCACCCATCAACGCCGACAACCGGGACAATCCCGCCTTTATCTGGGAAGGCATAAATCTCTTTTGTCCATGGGTTCAGGCCGTACTGGTTGGCGACGATCAACAGGGCTGTAAACTGCTCGTCCGTGACGTTGCCACCTTTGAATGCTGTATTCTTCAGCGTATTCATCAGGTCTGTACCGGCATCCATGCCGAGGCGTGCGGCCAGTTTCCCGGCCATGGTGGAAAGTGCAGTACTCATTGTTAAAACCCTCAAAAATTAAAACGGGCAGCCGGTACGGTGTTCCCAGTCGTATTCCGCCTGGGCGTAAGCAACTGCCGAAATGAAATCGTTGTAGGCCTCGCCAGCTTTATCGCTGCGAAGTCCTTCGTATGGGCTGGAGTCAATCGGTATCGTGAAGTGGAAGAGGCCGGACGGCTCTTTTGGCATCATGTCGATGATTTTCTGCGCCCGGTCGTCGATCCACTTCTCTTTCTCGTCGGTGAGCTGCTGCTCAGCCCAGCGCCGATCTTCGATGCGGTCGTAAGTGAGGTATGCGTTCATAAATTCTCCGGTTTTCTTTCTTCATGAACGGCATGCTTGCCGTGCATGCGCTCTCTTGCTGCAACGACAACGGCTCTGGCCTCATTAAGGTCGGTGAAATTGCCAAGGTGGTATTTTTTGCCGTCGATAGAGCAGCGCGCGTGCCAGCGTTTATCTTTCTTATTCCAATAAACGCCTTTGACGCCGCTTCTGTTGTTTTTTGGAGCGAGCTTATTTAGCTGATTAATGAAGTGAGGAACGTCCCTGAGGTTGCATAACCTGTTGTCAGTTCTTATGCCGTTTATGTGGTCTATTTCATGCTCAGGCCACGAACCATATGAATAAAGCCATGCCAGTCGATGGCATAAATATCTTTCGTGGTCGATAGATACTCGAAGATAACCCATAGGGTTTAACGACCCAGCGATAGAGCCGGTAACCATGCCGCCGGCAGTTTTTAGCCTGGTGAAAATCCCAGTCTCTGCGTCGTAGTGAAATAACTCCTTTAACCTCTGAATTGAAAGCACGGCAATGCCTCCCGGTTAGTCCAGGCCGATCGGTTGAATAGGGTGGTTAGATGTCAGAGATTAACTGGTCGATATAGGCGAGTTCAGAATTTGCTTTTTCAGTGGCTTTATTGAATGCCTCGGTAGCATGACTTATCAGTGATTCGCTTCTTTTTTGAATCCCTGAGCGGATAATAGCCAGCTCTTCTTGAGATAACTTAATCCCCATATCAATTAATGATTTGAGTTCAGTTGTTGAAGGTTTGCTTTCATCAAGATTGCTTACGACCTTCATCTTCACGAACTCCCTCGCTTCCTCATGAGTATGGAAGAAGGCGACCGCAGTGTAATTTCCACTTCCATCTGGCCAGCGGTTTGCTTGAAAACTGATATTGCCGTTTGAGTTTCCTAAAACTGAAAGCAGCCTAATTCCTTCGTATTTTTCGCCATGCCAACTTCTGTCAACGACTGACATGAATTCCGCAAAAGGCTCAATTTTTGGAACGCCGTAAGTGTCAGCCACCGCGTAATTCATCTTCCCTGTCATCACATCAATGAAGTAGCTAAAATCTTGTTCGTCGATGTGATCGGAAAGTACGCTGGTTTGCTTGAGCATGTCCCGCCAAAGAGAAAGCTTGTTTTTTGTTGCCTTAATTTCGTCGTTCACTTTGGCTAATGCAGACTTAGCTGTTTCAAGCGCCAGTTCTTGCTTAATTTTTTCTCTGGACAGGTAGGTTTCGACTGGCTGATCGTAGAGGCTCTTCACAACAAAGCGTTCACCACCGGGGATTTCATCACCCTGCTGCGTGACAAAAACTTCCTGGACGATCGTTTCCTGATTATTCAGCGCGCCAACGACAACGACCTTGCGGCCGTCTGAAAGAAATTTGGTTTCCATGTCAAAGTCCTTAATGGGTAAGAGGGTTACCGTGACCGTCCAGAAGGACGTCAATCACGCAGTCGCTGAGGCGGATGATTTCTGCATCGGTGTGCAGGTACACCCATTTGCGCTCCTGAATGACTGCTGAGACGCGATAAGTGCGGCCTTCATGCATTGCCATCATGCCAGGAGTGACGCACTGGCGTATGAGCGGGGTGGTGCCGTAGTGATTGATCATACCTTCACCTCAACCTGTTTCAGGAGGCCAGCGATATGCATCTGCCAGCGGTTAAGCGTCAGCTTGTCGCGCGGTGCCGATACAGACGTCAGCTGCCACTCGTTATCGTTGAGCTTTTTGGCGGTGTACTGCTTGCCGTTGTGGGTGACTGTCATGATGCCTCCCGGGCTTTAATCATTCCGTCAGCAAACCGATATGCCATAGCCGCAATAGTGTCGGGACTCGGTTGTCCATCGTTAGGCCCGTATGAAGCGAGCCAACCTTGCATAGCCTTCGCCGCGAAGTAATCTCGCAGCGTCATGCCATGGCTGTCGACTATCAGGTTTTCTTTTTCACCCTTATGGACCCCTGAGTAAGGGAACGCTGGACCGCCGGTTTTGTTGCTCATAAATCCTCTTGGCCTTATCGCGGCGAACGGAACGGTTAATACAAGACTTCAACGCATTTATTCAGTGTTTCAATGGGCGGTGGATGGCCGCCGGTTGTCATAAAAAAACCGACCACATGTGTCGGTTTAGCAATTCATTTAATCGAGCGAATTTTCGTGAGTAGGCTGTCGTAAAGTTGAGGGTGTATCTCGTCGCAGATTGGTTTGAATTGCTCAGCAAGCTTCAGCTTTGCATTGAGCCAAGCTGCATACGCCTCTCCTTCAGTTTTATGCGTCCCGAGGTGTTGCTTCCTGCCTTTTCCAAGGCTGATACTTGCGCGATACATACCAAGCCGATCGTCAAAGGCTGTGCCTATGGCCGAGTTGCCTCTTTTGGCCTCTCGACTAATGACAAAGTTGTTCAGAGCCTCAGGGACATAAAGGCAATGTTCTGGCGAGTAAATTTTATTGCCGGGGTGGAGAAGGTCTTTGTCTACAACCCAACCCTCACGAAAATTAGCTTTCCACCACTTGAAGAAACCTGAAAAATCCAACCATTCGTCTGTTACGCTGCAAGACGCATATGTTGGAAATTTAAGGATGCTTTCTTCGCTGTAGCAGCGCTGAATGATGTTTTTCCAGGTTTTGTAACCTCTATGCTGAAAGCATTTGCCATCAATTTTTAACTGAATACAAAAGTCAGCATCGTTTTTTCCTATGCCATAACAAAGTTGCCTTGGCTTAAGTCTTCTCTTTCTGCTTTCGAGAAGAAGATCCGATTCTGAATTAGTCATCAATTACTCCTCGGTGAAGCGACTGAGGTATGAAAAAAGCCGCTGGTTAAGCGGCTTCAGACGAACAATGAATTTTTGTTTGCCTCATAACTCAAAACGAAGATATGAACGGCATGTGTTAACGTGTCTCCGCAAAATTCCCCGTAAATGCTTTCGGAAGCGACGAGCCACGTTCTGTCACCCGATAACCTGCGCGCTGCCTTGTCGATTTTGTATTTGTCTATCAATGCATCTAATTCATCCATCAATCCCGATGCAGTCATTTGTTTAACCGCTTCATCAGGATAAAGTCTGAGCATGCCCATCGCCTTACCCTCTGTCGTTACCCGCTGATGCGGGAGAAATGCTTTGGTGCTGGCTCCCCACAATGAAGGAGGGAAGGCCGTCGTCGCTTTGGTGAGCCATTACCTCACCAACTAGCTGATAACCGTCTGCCAGCCCAAAGCACTTCGCCACACTCTCGCAGTGGCCGCGCTCATGCCCTTGAGTTTGTAAGCCCATCGGCCGCTCATAACCAGTTCAGGATTGGCTGTCCTGATGCTTCCCCGGCGCTACGTCTATTCATTAACCCTAACCAGATGCGAAGCTGGCTCACGACTTGAGACTCGGGCGCAGGTTATGATCCTGCGATTGCCGCCATTCGGCTGCTGCGGTTTGTCCGCTTTAGTGCTTCATTGGAATCACTCCTCTAAGTTGAATCAGCGCCAACTCCCTGCCAGTGTTGCCCGTTCTCACGCCGTTCTCGCTCTCGCGCGGGGATACTCTCTCACCGACCGGATCGCACCCGGTGATACAGCACGTTTACGTGTAGGGGTCTTAACAGGTCATTGACGCTGTAAATCTGCATGTTGTTAAAAAGCAGGCGACTTGCTGTCCGCCGCTGGCTAACTTCGCTCAGCTGTCGATGTTTCGTTTCGATGGATTAAAGATAACCTTAGTTATGAGTGATGGCAATAACCTAATTTATAATTATCATCACATAAGTTATAATGCACTGATAACTAAATGAATTTATTTTTGTAAAAAGTTGGTCAGGAGGATTTTTGGCAATAAAAAACCCCGCATTGCAGGGTTGAGATAGGCTGTTCTGTCTTAATCATCAAAGGTATGGTCGACGGTAGAGGGTCCGCAACCATAGAATTTATCGCCAGCCTGGATGAGTAGCTTGTGCTTTGGTTCTGATGGGGTGAATCTCGCAATCATAGATCCACCGTTGAATTTGAATGAATACTCCTTTCCATCCCATCGCGGATTAGTCCCCATGTGAATGCTCCCTGCAATTACCATGGCCGGTGCCTTGCCAGTAATCATCGTCACATCATCCCAGACCATACAATTTGTCAGAAACGCGTGCTTCTCATTCATGAAATATGATTTGGCTTTTGACCCTGAAAGCTTCTGAACCTCAGCAATTTCTTTGTCTACTTTATTCAGCTGAGCTACAGCTGCGTCGGGTTTACAGTTCGCCCATTGCTCGGTTGTTTTAGCTATTCTGTCAGAGACAGCGAATTCAGTTTTCTGCTGATTAGCAGCGAATACCTTGGTCTTATCATCAACCATAAGCATCCCATTGTTTGCCAGAGCGAGAAGAGGTGATGTGACAAAGCTGCCGTTAGGCCTGGTGGCTTTAAACGTTGTTCCGTCAAATTCTATGCGAGCCATGCCGCCAGGAATCATGGGAGCATTTGCTCCTTCTCTTAGATCTGACTTTGCATATTCACACCGTAAAACGTCAGAACTAAAGGCATTCACAGATACGGCCAGCAAAGGAAAAATTAATATTTTTAGCTTCATCCCTGTCCCCTGAATTACCAGATAGTAGATGTCCAGAACATGCGCCCGAGGATCTCTACACTTTCAATGTCTGCCTCTTCATCAGGGTATTCTTCACTGTTGAAGCTGCGAATCACGATACGAGTAGGGCTAACACGATAAATGGATTTTAGTCTCTTCCACCCATCCTGGCTGATTGCATAAACTTTGCCATCAACGATTTTTTTATCGTTCGTGTTAATAGCGACTGTTGTTCCCTCTGGAATCATAGGCTCCATGCTATTTCCTGAGGCCGGAAAGCACAGCACGCTATCTTTCTGGGCTCCAACCTTACGCAGGGTAGACTTCGCAAAACGGAGTTTGAATCCGTTATAGTCATCTTCCAAGCAGGAACCATCACCACAAGCAAGTTCTATGTCTTTCAGATATGGCACTTCGACCTCGTCATCTGGCAGATCTGTTTTGCTATCCCAAGCGTCAACTTTACCCCATTCCGATTCTGGTGGGATAGCGGAGTCCTTGCGTCCTTCGTCCTGCATTGAGCCTATACCAGAACTGAGCCATTCCGGACGCACGTTCAATGCATGAGCAAGCTCAACCATCTTACGGCTGCCTGTGGTTTTGCCTGATGTCATTTTCTGAATTGCAGGTTGAGATATGCCGACTTTCTCAGCCAGCTGCCCTTGGGATATGCCTGCGGCGCTCATAGCCGCGTTAAGTCGATCTGCGAATGTTTTCATAGCGCCAATATATAACTCAGGTTATGCAGAGTAAAATAACAAAGGTTATGGACAATGCTCATAACTTGGGTTATCTTTTCATTAATCCAGTAATCGGATAGGTAAAATCCATGAACAAAGTTATTCAACGAGCTTTAGAAATCGTTGGCAGCCAGAAGCGACTCGCAGATATTTGCGGCGTTAGCCAGCCAGCGGTTCACAAGTGGCTTAACGGTGGTTCCGTGTCTCCGGAAAAAGTAACAGCCATCGTAAACGCTACTGGTGGCGAGATTAAGGCACACGAAATTCGACCTGATCTTCCCGACCTGTTTCCACACCCAGAGAACCATGCCGCTTAACGGCGGCCCTAACCACGAAAGGGAAAGCAATGCATTCACTTGCGTATCAACACAATACCGGAATACACCCGGGAGCGATGATAAACCGCGCTCAAGCTAAAGCGGCGCCGGACCACGAAAAGATCCGCGATGCGGTCCGGGCCTGGTCGTCGGCGCTAGACAATCAGGACGTCGTTTCGGCTCTGATCATCAACGAATACCGGGAGCAGGGCGGGACCGCCATCAACTTCCCGGAAGACATCAGCCGGGCGCGCCAGAAACTGTTTCGCTTCCTGGATAACCGTTTCGACTCCGAACAGTACCGTGAGAACGTGCGCCAGCTGACACCGGCAATCATGGCCGTCCTGCCTGTTGAGTATCGCACTCGCCTGGCGCCGCAGAACGACACGATGTCGCTGATCGCCTCTGCGATGAAAGAGTGTGCCGAGGCTAAACAGGCCGTGCTGCTGGACGCTCCAGAGCATCAGAAGCTGAAAGAGGTAAGCGAGGGTATTGCGTCGCTGTTCCGCCTTATGCCGGAGCAGGTAGGGCCGCTGATGACGATGGTCACGTCGATGCTGGGGGTTATGTGAGAACTACAGAAATGGCGAAAGCCGGTCTGCGCGAACAGAACCGACTTTCTGGTGCAAATCGTTTGGACTCTTTGCAGGAGTAAGTATGTCAAACACCGCCAAAGTAATCAAATTCCCTGCGCAGCAACCGGCGCAGCAGGAGAATCGCATGGCCGATCTGGAAAATGGCTATCTACGCCTTGCTAACCAGATTCAGGATGCCCTGTGTTTCGTAGAGCTTTCAGGGCGTGAGTTCCGCGTGCTGAATGCTATTGTTCGCCTGACGTATGGCTGGTCCAAGAAAGAGGACCGGATCACCAACAGCCTCATTGCAGATAAAACCAGACTGGCCGTTAAGCACGTTTCTGAAGCTGTGCTCAGCCTGGCTTATCGCAACATCATCAAGATGCGCAGAATCGGGCAGACACGTTACATCGGGATCAACACGCTTCTGGATAGCTGGGCTTACACAAAGCCAAAATGTGCAAAGTGCCCGGTCAGTTTCCCGGTCGCTGAAGTTGTAACCCAAGTTATTACCATCCCTGAAATCGGGGATAGCAAAATCACCTCAAAAACCACCCCTGAAAACGGGGATAACCATCCCCAAAAACAGGGAGAGGCATCCCTGAAAACAGGGAACACCAAAGACATTCTTCCAAAGACAAATATAAAACCTAATACCCCCTCTAATCCCCCAAGGGGGAATGGCAAGTTTGATCCGCTCGGTGTTGACGTTCCTGACTGGCTAAACCAAACAGCCTGGCAGGAATGGGTTGTTTACCGCAAACAGTCTGGCAAGCCGATCAAAACAGAGCTGACCGTTACGAAGGCATTCAAGCTCCTGAAAGAGTGCCTGGATGACGGACATAACCCGGTCGACGTGATCAACACCAGTATTGCGAACGGATACCAGGGGCTGTTTAAGCCGAAGTTCTCTGTCAAACCAGCTGCCAAACCGGATCTGGACTTCAACAACACTGACTGGGCCTATGAGGTGATCCGATGAAATCTCTTGCAGAGCAGATGCGTAACCACGATCGCGAGCAGATGAGCCGCATGGCCCATAATCTGCCAGAGCAGTACCAGGATCGCGCGCCGGTAGAGCAGGTGGCGCAGGTATTCAATAAGCTGTTCAACGAGCTACGCGCTGCTTTCCCGGCCAGCATGGCGAACTTCCGCACTCAGGACGACCTGAATGAATTCCGCCGTCAGTGGCTGCTGGCGTTTCAGGAGAACGGTATACACTCAATGGCCCAAGTTGATGCCGGTATGCGCATTGCCCGCCGCCAGGAGCGTCCATTCCTGCCGTCCCCGGGCCAGTTCGTCGCCTGGTGCAAGCAGAGCGGCGGGGCGCTGGGAATCACCGTTGACCAGGTGATCGCCGAATACTGGGACTGGCGTAACCGTTCGTTCGAATTCACCTCCAGCGAGCAATTTCCCTGGTCTCAGCCGGTCATGTACCACATCTGCGTGGAACTGCGCCACCGCAGCACAGAGCGCCAGTTGACTCATGGCGAGCTGGCTCGTGAAGCGGGCGATCTGCTGGATATGTGGGAGAAGCGCGTCACCGAGGGTAAGCCAGTACCGCCGGTACGCCGGGCGATTGCAGCACCTGCTGCCGAGCACGGGCCGACTCCGATCCAACTGCTGCTGGCGAAGTACAACCGCAACAAGTCGAACGGGATGGTGTGAGATGAAAGGCAAACAGGCAATTCTGCGTTATCTCGAAACGCACCGGACCTTCACAGCGAAGGATGTGGCCACAGAATGTGGCATGACCATCAACTGCATCACGAAGAACGCTATCGATCTGGAGCGGGCCCGGAAGATTGTGCGCGTGAGCAAGGTCTGGAGAACGGTGACTTATCGTCTGGCGACGCCGGAAGAGCAGGCTGGCACCGCGCGCAGCTGCACCAACGGAATATTTCAGGAGTGCCGCAACAGTCCAGCGATGAAACGGGTATTGATGGTTTGGGGGAGGGAAGGGGTATGAAAATTTTAAAACTGAGTCAGCAGGCAACTGTTTCTCGTCCGGTCAATTCGATTATCGGTTGGGAAGAGAAAACAATCTACGAGCCAGTTTTTATTGTGGCTGAGCATATTGAGTCGTTTTTGTTTGCCGGAGTAAGCCACATCAAAATGACCTCGGGCGAAAAGATAGTTGTACGAGAAACACCTGAAGAAATTCTTGCGCTGCTTGGCGTCGATGTTCAAACGGATAGCCTGAAAACATGGGGTGAAATTGCGCAGAAGGAGGCCGCCCAATGAGCAACATCGACAAACAGGCTGTATCAGGTGACGTGAGCCCGAAGACATATTTCATCCATCCTATGGCATTCGGTGGAACGCAAAACCCCGGGCACGGGCATGTTCCTGTTGTACATGCTGATGACTTCGAGAAGCTGCAAGCCAAACTGGAAGCAGCAGAGAAGCGGATTGCTGAACTAGAGGCGCGGGAGGTGAATCTGCCGAAGTACTGCGTTGCCGAAGTTATGCTGCTGAGCGGGTTTGATCGGCAGTATGCGGAAGGGTGGTGTGCAGGTAATGACAATGCCATTCACGAGATTAATGCTGCTGGGGTGAAAGTCGGCTCTGGGGGAGTGAAATGATAGCAACTATTGGAACGATTCTGGTGTGGGCAATAATCATCCTTGGTGGTATTGCTGCGGCGTTTTTCGCTGTCATCGGATTGATGTTTTTCCTGAGCTGGCCTAAGGGGCGATAACCCATGAGCACTATTACCAAAGAACGCGTTGCGCAGTACGCCAATGACCCGCGCATGTGTAACGTTAACGATGAAATTCGCCAGATCGCTCGTATCGCGCTGGCGTCGCTCGAAGCGGAGCCTGTGGCGTGGCGCTCGCTTTATTACGAGAATCACGGCCTTCTGACAGGTTCAAAAAATGTCCTGGCATCCTGGCAAAAGCAAGGCTGGAAATGTGATCCGCTTTACTCCGCCCCGCCAGCGCCGGTAGTGCCAGAAGAAATGCCAAAAGGTCTGGCTGGTCAGATTGTCAGTCTCCTGGCGCATAACATCGGGGATAAATTTTTGGCACAGAAAATCTGGAACGCCTGCCGCGCCGCCATGCTTCAGGGTGCCGAACCTGATTTTCGGGAAATCTCGAATTCGTCAACCAACAATTTTCGGGAAAACGCGGAAACGTCAACCAAATGTCCTTGCTGTGGCCGAAAGCCACTCAAAAACAAGACGTGCTCTGTTGCAGGTTGCAACGGTAAGCATGTCGCTCGTGGGTTTTGCGTAAAACACTACGCCATTGAGCGAAAAAAGGAGCCGTCACGCCGAGAGAGCATCCGCGCAGCAGATAAGCGCTACCGTGCACGTAAGGCAGCAGCACCGCAGCAGGAGTGATGTATAATCCCCTCAAATCATCGAGGGGATTTTTTATGTCTGACTGGAACATTGCAGCAAAGCCGCAGGAAGACCGCGACAAGGTTAACGTTGACCTGGCGGCGTCCGGCGTGGCGTACAAAGAGCGGCTGAACATGCCGGTTATCGCCGAAGTTGTTATGCGCGAGCAGCCGGAGCATTTGCGGGACTACTTCCTTGAGCGCCTTAAGTTTTATCGCGAGAAGTCGATAACTTTACCGAAAGGTAGCGATCCGGTTTACCTGAAGCAGGAGGAAGGGAAGTGAGTGATTTATACACCGAGATTGATGATCCAGATTTTATTCAAGTCATTGCTGAGCAGTTTTATTTATATATCCAGACCAGGGAGGATGATGTTGTATCGAGTGATTTCCTGGTAACCTGCGGTAAGAGTGCAATCGAAGTTGCGGATCGAATGGTAGAGGTTATCACCAACCAAGAATACCCTCAGCCTCGAAAAATAAGCCACGACGCAACCGCTGGCAGAATGCATGATGGATACCCAATCTTCACACTCTTTGCTGAGAAAAAATAATAGCTTTGCAGCTTTGATTTTTGATAATCAACCCGCCATAATCATGTCATCGGAGCCTGAACAACTCCGGTGACTTCTGCGCATTTAAGGGGACTTAAATGCGACCACAATCTGAACTCCTCACCTTGTCACAGATGCAGAAATGCACCTGCGATTTTCTGCATTTTGCGTCACCTCTCGGAGATGGCGTATGAAGCAGCAATTCCACCTCGTCAATGATGCCATCAAGCAAAACGCTATCAACTTCATCCGGGAGCTACCGGTGGACGCCAAGCGCCCATTGGTTCTCGATATCAAGGAAATGACCCGCACCCTCGATCAGAACAAAAAAATGTGGCCGCTACTTAAAGACCTGTCCGACCAGGTTACGTGGTTTGGTAACAAGTACGATTCTGACGACTGGAAAGACCTGATTACCGCAATGGTTGCCAAGTCCAAAAAGCAAGAGCAGCGCATGGCCCCCGGCCTTGATGGTGGCGTTGTGATGTTTGGGCAGCGAACCAGCAAGATGACTGTCCGCCAGATGGTAGAGGTGATTGAGGCTATCTACTGGTTTGGCACTCAGCAGAACGTCAAGTTCAGCGAAAAATCACGCCTCGAAATTGAATGGGCAAAACGCTGGGGTGAGCGCAATGAGTAGCCCACTTTCCCGCGTCATCACAAACGAAATCTTCCGCGTTCCGGCGCGCCGCCAGCGTAAGCCCATGGTTAAGCCGTCCGACATCCCGACCTTGAAAGGCTACACCGCTCGCCTGGTGGATCAGAAATGGCTGCGTCTCGCGGCACGGAGGAGCCATGCGTAAACCATCCCGCCGTAAGTGCAAAGTATGCGGTGAATACTTCGTGCCGAAATTCCACGACATCCGGATCCGGTGGTGCAGCCCGGAGCACGGCGCAATCCTCGCGATGGAAGAACGCGAAAAGGAGAAGGTGAAAGCCGCGGCTAAACGCATTAAGGATCGCAAAGAGAAAGAGCGCGCGGAGCACCGGGATCTGAAAGCAAGAAAAGTGGCGCTAAAAACGAAACCGCAGTGGAGAGCTGAAGCACAGGCGGCTTTCAATCGGTACGTCCGTCTGAGGGATGCAGGTAAGCCATGCATCAGCTGCGGCAGGCTGCCTGAGCAGAAGTTTGGCGGAACGATGGACTGTGGCCACTACCGCACCCGCGGCGCAGCGACGCACCTCGCTTTCAACCTTCACAATACCGCAGCCCAGTGTGTCTATTGCAACCGGGATCGCGACGGCGCGCAAAAGGCATTTGAACAGGGCCTTATTGAGCGCATCGGTGCCGAAAAAGTTGAAGCGATAAACAACGATAACTCCGTCCGCCGATTGGACATCCCATACCTGCAGCGCATCAAATCCATCTTCACCCGTAAAGCCCGCGCGCTGGAAAAGCGCCGGGCCCGCCGACAGGAGGCCGCATGAACCTTACCGACTTCCTCCGGTACCAGGCAGAAAGCGTTAAGCGCGCCAGCATGCCGCCAGTAGCAAAGCACAGCCAGACCAAAACCAATCAGCCACAGAAGGAAGCCGCATGAACAGTCAGCAACTGGAATACGTACGTCAGCAGCTCATTGTGGCGACCGCAGATCTGAGCGGGGCGACGAAAGGGCAACTGGTAGCTTTCGCCGAGAACGCGCAATTCACCGCGACGGCGCGCAGCCGGGGTCGGAAGAAGGTATTCGACAAGGATAAGCAGCGTATGGTCAATCCGGATGGGCCGCCAATGAGCGGTAGCCAGTCCCGCGCCAAGGGATCATCTATCGCACTGGTCAGCCCGGTAGAGTTTGGCACCGCATCCTGGCGCCGCGCTGTCCTGTCACTGGAAGAACACCAGAAAGCATGGCTGCTGTGGAACTATAGCGAGAACATCAAATTCGAGTACCAGGTGGCGATCACCCAATGGGCCTGGTCAGAGTTCCGGGAACAGCTCGGCACGAAGAAAGTGGCCGGAAAGACGATGGAGCGGCTGAAGAAACTGATCTGGCTGGCGGCGCAGGACGTTAAGGCTGAGCTGGCGGGGCGGGAGACGTACGAATATCAGGCATTGGCGGAGCTGGCAGGCGTAGCGAAATCCACCTGGACGGAAACGTATTTGCCTCACTGGCTGGTAATGCGTAACAGCTTTAAGCGGCTCGATAGCGGTGCGCTTATCTCCGTAACGCGATCACGTTCACAACAAAAGGCGACAAATTTAGATGTAAGTCTTGCAAAACCGAACTGAAACGCATATATTTCATGTAAATCTGATATCGTCGCCATAGCTTTGATTGTCGACACAAAGAATTCAAGCCCGAGGTTAACGCCTTGGGCTTTTTAGTTGGCTGTGGCTAGATAGGCCAATCGAAAAGCGGTATCGTCACCGCCTGCCATAGCGAACAATGACGAGCAATTAAGACGAGGTTGATATGGACTTTGATTCAAGCTCCACGGTAATGGAATTTAAGCATGCCTTTCCTATTCCTGATGGTCTTTACTGGGATGGAAAGCGCTTCGACACTATTAGCGGATTTGTTGAGAGTGAAGCGACTGCTGATATGTATACCAATCTGCTTTCTGGCTTTATTGCAGGGTTAGAATCGAGCGGAAGGATGACTGATTTCACCGTCGAACCATTCAACCGAAACCCATAAAGAAGAAATTTAAAACAGGTCGCTTAGGCGGCCTTTTTTGTATCTGCACAACAGGAAAGAGCATTGGCGTGAAGGGCTCATAACCAAACCCGCGCAGCAGCATGGAGCGCCAACGAAATGCTCAGTGCTCTGTCCGTTGTGGTGTAACTCAATTCCCGCTTGCGGGTTGAATGGGTAGAGTAATGCATCAACCGGTTATCCGGCAGGGCAGGCATGATGCTAATGCTGAACCTGAGTATCGGTTCGAGTCCGATCGCCACACACAGAACCCACTGCCTGGGACCCTTCGGCCAGAGAGCCGACATTGCCTTACCCTCATCTTCCCGGCCTGTCGCCGGGTTTTTTATTCAGGCCGCAGACAATCATTTCCAGATGCCCCGTAGCTATCGTGTCTGACGGCCTTTCCTCTTACACACAGCTCCCGCCAATACGCGAGGAGAAAGAGATGATCCGATATATGCCTGACAAAATCGCATCCGCAGTCTCGTATTGCGTGTCTGGCAGTCTTATTTGTGGAGGCGGCATTTTGCAATGGTTGCACGACCTCGACTGGAACAAGGTTGCAGTAATTGGCGGTTTTCTTATCGGTATAGCCACTTACCTAACCAACCTTTACTTCAAAAGACGCCAGACCAAGGCATACGAGAAGGCCCTGAAGAAGGGCTACATTACCGCTCCACCACAGGATAATTAACATGGCATCGACAAGAGCAAAACTCAGCGCCGCCATGCTATCCCTGATCGCCGCTGGAGCATCAGCGCCAGTGCTGTTTGACCAGTTCATTAGTGAGAAGGAAGGCAATGCTCTCGTGGCCGTCATGGATCCTGGTGGCGTCTGGTCGCTATGTCATGGCGTGACAGTTATTGACGGAAAACGTGTCGTAAAGGGAATGACCGCTACCGAGGAGCAATGCAAAAAATTGAACGCCATTGAGCGTGACAAAGCACTTGCCTGGGTCGACAAGAACATCAAGGTTCCATTGACAGCTCCGCAAAAGGTAGGGATTGCTTCGTTCTGCCCGTACAACATTGGCCCCGGTAAATGCTATCCATCCACCTTCTACCAGCGAATCAATGTCGGTGACCGTAAAGGGGCATGTGAAGCTATTCGCTGGTGGATTAAAGACGGCGGCCGTGATTGCCGCCTGACCAAAGGCCAGAAGAACGGCTGTTACGGTCAGGTTGAACGTCGTGATCAGGAAAGTGCGCTGGCGTGCTGGGGGATAGACCAGTGAGCCGATTAACAGCCATCATCTGCGCTGTCGTTATCTGCCTGCTGGTTTCCATGGCCTGGGCCATTAACCACTACCACGACAACGCCATCACCTACAAAGACCAGCGCGATAAGGCCACTGAGAAACTCAGCCTGGCAAACTCCACCATCAAAGACATGCAGACTCGTCAGCGTGATGTCGCTGCACTGGATGCAAAATACACGAAGGATTTAGTTGATGCGAAAAAGCAGCTTGATGATCTGCAGCGTTGTGTTCGCGATGGCAAGTGTGGGCTGCACGTCAACGCCAGATGTCCCGCGAACGGATCGACCAGCACCGGCGGCATGGGCGATGCTACCGGCCCCCGACTTACTGACTCCGCTGAACGGGATTATTTCACCCTCAGAGAGCGAATAGCCACAGTTACGAAGCAGGTCGGCTATCTGCAGGACTACATCAAAGAGCAGTGCCTCAAATAGCATGGCGCTGAAAACCAAAAAATAGGAGTAATACATGGCTAAGTTTTACCCGCGCATCTCCACTTTCCTTTCTGGTTGCTGGGCGTTTATCGCGTCCCTTTCGCTAACCAGCGACATCATCAGTCGCACGGCATTCTCACTGCGCCGGGTGGTGGAGCGAGTCATTTCCGCAGTCGCTGTGAAAACCGCGCCTGAAAAGGCTGATTGGCGAATCGTAGAGCGAATGTGTAGCGAAAGCGTTCGAGAGAAGATTAACGTCTTTGGCCGCCATCCTCGCAATACCGGCGCGCTGTGCAGTCCACTGCTGTAGGCATTACAGAAGCTCTTCACTGAGGGGCTTCGATAATGATCTGTGTAACCCCGCAAGGATGGTGATCACATCTTGCTGACGGGTAAGCCGTAAGTGGCTAAGCACTTCTGAGAAGCAGGGCAACAGCTGCGACAAGGCAAAGAGGTAATCATGTCCGACATCTACCAAATCACGCTAACCACCCAAACAGGCGAAACCTTCACGGGCAAGATGTCACGACGTCAGCCTGAACTGGTTAACGGCTTTGTGCCGCTGGCCACCGAAACGGGAGAGTGGTTGTATTTTGCCCCTGCCGATGTGAAGCGCGTGCAGTTCACGCCAGTACCTGCAGAGGAAGCCCCGGCAGAAACTGAAGGGTCCACACCATGAAGAGCGCATTTATCCCTGTCACCCTGAATCTGTATGTTTCAGCGGCGGGTGAAGAGGCTCAGGCCGTAGCCAATGAGCTACTGCGCCGCACTAATGGAATTAGCCAGCGCATCTCTGAAGATGAGGCGCTTCGGATCCTACTGGTCGACATGACCCGCGATTACCTGAAGGCCAAGAACCAGGCAGAACAAACCACGGAGTAGCTATGGCGATCATTCCTGGGCAAATAGCATCTGGAGGCACAACTGCTCCAGCAACGGTAAGGCAGAAGTCAGAGTGTTATTTCTCTGGCTTAAATCTCGTCATCCCTACCACACCTACAAATCTCATTAGCCTGATTAAAGCCCTGGCACATACCGGAAACTTATCTCCATTTTTCAACACGGCAACAAACAAGTTCAATGTCTTCAACGTGAATGCTACCTGTACGTTTAAGGTAAACGTGGTTGGCTCATGGAGCGGAACAACAACAAACCGCAGCATGACAATCGACTTCCCACAGACGAACGGTAACACGCTGAGTAAGACGCGTGATGCTCAGGTAACGGTAGACGCATTGTCATTCCCTACGTTCTTCAGTGTCGACCAGGACGGAAATCTGGCTACTAACGGTAGTGACATCACCATCGTTTCAAACGGCGCAACTTTCACGGCCACGTCAATCCTTATAATTGCTGAGCAAATGGTGCCAACAACATGACAACTCAAACACTGGCGTTGACCACTGCCTGGCAGCAGATAAGCGACGGAACACAAACCAAATCGGTGCAGGTGCTATCAGGTGTCATCCAGATGGTTGACTCTGATGTTGCACCATCAACATCCGCTGCAGGTCACGTTATCAGTGGATGGGTTAGCGTAACACCGCCAACTAAAGCATGGGTGAGGGCAACTGGCTCTCAGACGGCAAGTGTGGCCGTGAGTTAAACAATGGAGTAAAGAATGAGCAAACCGGACTGGGAGGCCATCGAGACGGCGTACCGGGCCGGAGTGATGTCCCTCCGAGAGATAGCATCACAACACGGTATCAGCGAAGGCGCTATCCGTAAGCGCGCAAAGCGTGACGACTGGTCGCGTGACCTCAATGCGAAGATTCAGCAAAAGGCTGATGATCTGGTACGCAAGCAGGAGGTACGCAAACAGGTACGCAACGAAAGCGCTTTGACCGAACGCGTACTGATAGAGGCGACTGCCGAGGTGATTGCCACGGTACGCATGGAGCACCGGGGAGACATCCGACGGGCTCGCGAACTGACCAACACGCTATTCGATGAGTTGGCCGGTGAGTGTGGCGACGTGGCCGCGCTTGAGATGCTCGGAGACCTGATGCGCCGTGAGGATGACAAGGGTCAGGACAAGCTTAACGATCTGTACCACAAAATAATCAGCCTGCCTTCCCGCGTTAAATCCATGAAAGACCTGAGTGACAGCCTGAAGACGCTGATCGGCCTCGAACGTGAGGCGTACAGCATCGAGAACAAGGCTGAAACGAAAGAGGTCACGCATAACGTCATGCTGGTGCCAACCAGTGACAGTGTGGATGACTGGGAAGCGGCAGCGCAGAAACAACAGGACGGGGTGCTCGGTGGATGAATTACAAAGCTGTATGGAAGCCACTACCTGGATCTCAGTCTCTGGCGCTGAGCTGCCCGTGTAACGAAATCCTGTTCGAGGGTACTCGTGGCCCTGGCAAAACCGCTGCGCAGTTAGCCAGGTTCCGGCGCAATGTCGGTGTGGGATATGGATCATTCTGGCGCGGCGTCATTTTCGACACCGAATATAAGAACCTTGCAGACATAATCACCCAGTCGAAGCGTATGTTTCGCCTGTTCAACGACGGTGCGCGTTATCTGTCATCTGCGAGCGAATTGCGGTGGGTATGGCCTACTGGCGAGGAACTGCTCTTCCGCTTCGGCAAAGAGGCGGATGACTACTGGGATTTTCACGGGCAGGAATTCCCGTTTATCGGCTTTAACGAGCTGACGAAACAGCAGTCCCCTGAGTTCTACGAAATGATGTTCTCCTGCCGACGCTCATCTTTCAGGCCGGAAAACTACCCGCTGGATAATGGAAAGTTACTGAGGCCGATCCCGCTGGAGACGTTCAGCACGACCAACCCGTTTGGCATTGGTCATACCTGGGTGAAGAAACGCTTCATTGAGCCAGCACCGCGTGGAACCGTGCAGCGTGATAGGCAAATGGTATTCAACCCCCAGACTGAGCGAGAAGAGGAAATCACGCTGACCCGCGTTGCCATCCACGGATCGTTCAAAGAGAACCCGTACCTCGACCCGCAGTACATCGCTACCCTGATGGCCATCAAAGACCCTAACCGACGCAAAGCGTGGGTAGAGGGATCCTGGGATGTGACCAGCGGCGGGCGATTTGACCACCTTTGGAATGAATCGATGCACGTCATTAAGCCGTTCCGCATACCGGATAGCTGGACCGTCGACCGCTCCCATGACTGGGGTGAGTCGAAGCCGTTCTCTAATCTGTGGTGGGCTCAGGCTGATGGCACTGCGGCAGAGTTGCCTGATGGGCGTCAGTTCTGCCCGCCGGCAGGGACAATAATCCTGATCGGGGAATGGTACGGCTGCCCGCCTGACGAGCTGAACAAAGGCCTTAATATGTCATCCACCAACGTAGCGAAAGGCGTGGCGTGGATTGACAAGCGGCTGGTGGGCGAAAAAGCCGACGAGCCGGAAGAGATTCAAATCGACGGCGTCACGCAGGGCCAGCTTCACATTATGCCGGGCATCTGTAGCGAAGTGATCCCCGGACCAGCTGACGGGGCGATATTCAACACCGGCGATAACGAGTTATCGATCGCTCAGAAGATGGAAGCGCAGGGCGTTACCTGGTTGCCAGCTGATAAGAAGCCTGGCTCCCGTATCAATGGCGCATCTCTTTTTGCGGATATGCTCGAGGCGGTGGTTGAAGGCGTGAAGCTGGAATCAGGCATGCCTGAGAAGCCAGCATTCTACGTTTTTGACTACTGCCGTGGCTGGATAAGCCGCATACCGGTGCTCGTTCGTGACGATAAAAACCCCGATGACGTCGACACCCAGCAAGAAGATCACGACTGGGATGGAACACGTTATCGCGTACTGCATTCACCACAAAAAATCACCGGCATGTTGGTGCGATCGCGCTGACGGAGGACATCGTGACCGAAAGCGAAATGAAACAACAGCGCGCCAGTAACTCCAGCACTGAGAGGGAGCGCTATAAAAACCTCTCAATGCTGTTTAACGGCACCAGTAATACCAAACGCCAGCGACTCTACCAGGAGTTCGGTTACCCGCTGCACCTGACCTTTGATGACTTCTATCGGGCGTACAGGCGTAATGCCGTGGCCGGTGCTGCCGTGACGCGCATGCTCGATGGGTGTTGGGAAGACTACCCTGATGTTTACGAAGGCGACCAGACAAAGGACGCATCGAAGCAAACAGCGTGGGATAAGCGAGTCAATAAGCTCCTAAAGCGCTGCTGGGAACAGATCAAAGGCGCGGACCGCCGTAACCTGGTTGGGCGTTACTCTGCGATCCTTCTGCAACTACGGGACAATAAAAACTGGTGGGAGCCAGTTGATAAAGTGGTGGTTGGCCGTCAGGAGGAAAAGGCACTCGTTAAGCTGATTCCTGCATGGGAAGCGCAAATCGACCCGATTAACTGGGACGATAATCCGGACAGTGAAACGTTCGGCGAAGTGACGATGTATTCGTTTACCGAATTGCCGGTTGACGGAAACTTTGAGGACAGACCAGGCCGAATCATCAACGTGCACCCGGATCGCGTAATCATCCTGGCCGAGGGCTCTGATGATGGTGTGATGACGTCGGGCAAGTCGCTGCTTGAGGCTGGATTTAACAAGCTGCTGGACATCGAGAAGGTTAGCGGTGGTGCGTCTGAGGGCTTCCTGAAGAACGCCAGTCGCCAACTCAACTTTAACTTCAGTGCTAAAACCAGCTTTTCTCAGTTAGCGCGCGCCCTTGGCGTCAGCGAGGCGCAATTATCTGAAGGGCTTGATAACCAGGTCCGCCGGCTGAATGACAGTACTGACAGTGCAGTCATCATGCAGGAAGGTGATACCAGCGTGCTTTCAGTGGCGGTTGCCGACCCTGAGCCAACCTGGCGCACCGCGCTTAGCGAGTTCTGTGCGACCGTTCCTATCCCTGTGAAAGAGCTCGTTGGGATGCAGACGGGTGAGCGCGCCAGCACTGAGGATGCAAAGGGCTGGGGGCGCACCAGGATGAGCCGCCGCAAAGGCTTCCTGACGGACGTTATCACCGATGTGGTTTCGCGATTCTGGACGCTTGGCATTATTCCACCGGCTCAGAATGAAGAAATCACCGTAGGTTGGTCTGATCTGCTGGCACCGAGCCAGGCAGAGAAGATTGCCAACATGGACAAACTCGCGGACGTGGCCGTTAAGTCGACAAACGCGTTTGGCCGTTCGGCTATCACCGAAAACGAAATCCGCGCTGCTGGCGAACTGCAACCACTGCCTGAGCTTGATGATGAGGTTCCGCCTGATGGCAACAAACCAAAACCTGATCCTCTGGCCGACCCTCAGTCAGAAGCCGAAAAGTCCGGTGATACCTCGGTCGAAAGTTGACCCCTCAATGTCGCGCAAGTCCGTCAGCAAGATGGAGCGCGACATTGAGGACAGGTATTACGCTATCAAGGTGGCACTGAAAGCCCTGTTCGACCAGCGCCTGACCGGGCGAGAGCGAGAGGTGAACAGCCATAACTGGCATTTCCTTTGCCACGACAACGGCGCGGACATGCGGCTCTACCAGGTCAACGCTGGCAAGTTCATCTACGACATGTCAGCGCAGGAACTGGCAGACCTACTTGAGGCGGTGCAGGGCATCCTCGACGATTACCTGCTGGAAGGTGGTGAACAAAACCTCTGGGCGATGGATTACGTCGTCGCAGAAGCACAGCGTGGCACGCTGGAAGCCTTCAACAACCTCTCGCAGCAGTCGCAGGTGTACGCCAGCCAGACGACGCTGCAGCAGCTTTTAAGCAGCCCCGGTTATCTTAACCAGATATCGGCGGCCAGGCTGACAACGTTCAGTGACTGGAAGGTCATCAGCGACACCGCCCGCGGCGATTTAACCAATATCATTACCGATGCGGTGGCGCGGGGCGTAAACCCGAGGGAAACCGCCAGCGTTATCAGCAAGCGCCTCGATGTGTCCATGTCGAAGGCGAAGACCATCGCTCAGACTGAGCAGGTCGGCGCGCTGCGACAGGCGCAATGGAACGAAACGGACTGGGCTGCCGACAGGCTGGGGCTTAATACCGGCCTCCTTTGGCTTTCTGCGCTCAAGCCTACGACGCGCACCTGGCACGCCAGCCGTCACGGCAAGGTCTACACCACCGAAGAGGTGCGCGACTTCTACAGTGAAATGAAGAACCGCGCCAACTGTTATTGCAGTCCAATCCCAGTATTGCTGACAGATGATGGTCAGATTTATAACGAGGGATTGGCTGACAAACTTGCTGCTGAGCGCAAGAAATGGAAGCCTGACGAAAAGTGAAGTGGTAAAATTGACGTGCGGCTAGACCGGCCAGTCGAAGAGGGTGAACGTAGACACCCCTGCCGCACTCATCATCTACGAAACCTGCTACGAGGTTTAGAATGAAATCATGCAAGAAATGCGGCGAGATTAAGCCATTAACATCCTTCTATAAAAGCGACCGCTGTACAGATGGTTATCGTGGTACGTGCAAACAGTGCGCAGCTAGAACCAAGTGCTTACCGGCGGCAGAGAATGGTGTTGTTCCAATCCCATCAGCCGATCGTCTAAATGAACTATTCGAGTTATCAGGTTCTGACCTGGTGGCGAGAAAGTCCAGAGGGCGTGTAAAAGTCGGCTCCGTCTGCGGCTACAAGCGAACAGATGGCTATATCAGAGTGAAGGTGGATGGCGCGTTGGTAATGGCACATCGGATCGTCTGGAAGATGCTTCACGGCGATGAGCCCAGCTTTATCGACCACATCAATGGCGATCGCTCAGATAACCGACCGGAAAATCTACGGGCCGTTACAAGCTCTGATAATAAGAGCAATGAGTCGCTCAGAGTTGATTCAACGTCAGGCTTTATCGGTGTTACCTGGTACACCCCAACCAGCCCGACCAAAACGGCAAAATGGGTGGCTAAAATAGCCAAAGAAGGCAGTGAGAAGCACATTGGCTACTATATCGAACTCAAAGACGCCGTCCTTGCCTACAATGCGGAGTGTTTGAAATTGCACGGCGATTATGGGCTACGAAAAATAGAACATAATCTGAATAGGCTCCGAGAATTGGGGCTCTGATGAATACCTACAAGGTCGCTTCGGCGGCCTTTTTTAATGCCTGAAATACACAAATGAGGACGCAACGTGAAGCTATCCAGCATCCACGTTAAATCCCTCGCCATCAACGCCTCCAACATCTCAACGACAACCATCAACGGCCAGGAACACTACGTCATTCGTGGTGCGGTTCCGATCGTCGATGACATCGTGATGAATGGCGGTCTGTACCCGGCGGAGGAGATTAACAACAGCTACCAGACGATGGAGCGCAAGTTAATGCCGATCGGCCACCCGATGGTGAACGGCAAATACGTCAGCGCCAACGACCCGCAGGCGGTCAACGACTACTACGCCGGAGCATGGGCTCAGAACGTCAGCAAGGCCAACGATAAGGTCGTGATGGACGTTTACGTCAATAAGGCTGTGGCAGACACCAAGCCTGACGGTAAGCGCCTTATTCAGCGCCTGGACGACATGATTTCCGGCAATAACGCCGATCCGATTCATGTCTCCACCGGACTGCTGCTGAATAAAGAGCAAAAGGCGGGGGAGTCAAAGCAGAAGAAATACTCCTGGGTCGCTCACAACATGCAGTTCGACCACATCGCGATCCTGCTCGATGAGCCAGGAGCTGGCACGCCTGATGAAGGTGTCGGCATGTTCGTCAACGCTGACGGGCAGCAAGCAGATGTTGAAACGACGAGCCTCATTGATGCCGCCAACAGCATGAAAGACGGCTGGTGGAACAAGGTGAAGTTCTTCATCAGCAACGCTTCAGAGATGTCCTTCGACGACATCTACCAGGCGCTGCGCATGTCCATCAAGCAGGACGACAAAAAGTGGCGCTACGTCGTCAGCGTCTGGCCTGACCATTTCGTTTACGAAGAGGATGGCGAAAACACCAAGCCGAAGCTCTTCGACCAGAAGTACCTCATCTCTGACAAAGTCGTAACGCTTGTCGGCGATCCAGTAGAAGTCGTGCGCAAACCAACTGAGTACGAAGTCAAAACCAACGGAGAAACAAACCCGATGAAAGAGAAGATGATCGCCGCGCTCAATGCCGCAGGCGTTAAAACCGAGGGGCTGACCGACGATCAGGTCTGGGATGCCTACAACCAGCAGATGCAGAAGAAAGATGGCGGCGGCGACCCGGGCCAGGCTCAGATCAACTCTGATGTGATTACTGCGGCAGTAAACCTGGCACTTAAACCGCTGACCGACGAGATCGGCACGCTGAAATCTCAGTTACAGGCGAACGCTGAGCAAGACCTCAAAACCAAGCGTGAAGCGGTCAAGGCGAAATTCCCGTTCATGACTGAAGTTGCGATCAACTCGCTGGCCGGCGATGCGCTGAACGACATGTATTCGCAGTGCCAGACCAGTACTGGCCTTAACCCGTCATTCCATCAGGTGAATGCTGAAAACGACCAGTGGAAGGACTACGACCTCAACGCTGGCATGGATCAGGAGAAAAAATAATGGTCGCTAACGTTATCTATCGTGGCCCGGTTGAAAGCGAGCCAGAAACCATCAACCTGCCAGTTGCGGCAGCGCTAAACCCAGGCGTTGCGGTGAAGGTCGCTTCCGGGAAGTTGGCTGTAGCGACTGATACCACAGGTCGCTGGCTCATTCTCGGCAACCGTCGTTTCATCGGGCAGGCCATCACCACTGCATACGCAGCGAACGAAACCGGCGTGGCTTACCGCGTTGAAGGCGAGCAGGAATATAACGTTCACCTGGCGGCGGCAGCTTATACCGTTGGCCAGGAGCTCACAGTTGGTGCTGGTGGTGTATTCAAAGCGGCCGCAACCGGCAACCAGGTCGTCGCAACGTTCGACGAAAAAGCAGGGCGCACTCTGGCGGCGGAAGGTTTCGCCGACGTGGTGATCCTCTCCACTCCGTACGCCAAGGCATAAGGAAAACACGAATGTTAAAGTATACGAAAGAACAGCAGGCGCTGATTCTTAACGCCCGCCGTCGTTGGGATATGATGCAGCGCAATATGGCGGCTCAGCACGGCTTCGCGGTTAATGACGCAAACGGCCAGTTCATCGCCTATGACAACCTGGTTGGTAACGCCTCCGTGCTGCCAAAAGACGTCTGGGGCGAGTGGGACCGTTCTGCGATTACTGTTCAGCGTGACATCCTTGCGGTATTCAACGACCTGGCGGCAAGCGTGTCACGTCCAATGGCGCTGGGTAAGATCGTTCACTACTTCATGACCCTGTCAGATTCAGGTGATGTGAATATCAGCCTGGATGGCCGCGGTAAAGCTAAGACCGATCAGCCGGTCATGGATTATGAAGGCACGCCACTGCCTATCATCGATAGCGAGCTTTCTTTCGGCTGGCGCCAGATGCTGGCCGCGCAGACTGAAGGTTATTCGCTGGATAGCGATGCCATCGCCAACCATCAGCGCAAAGTAGCTGAGAAGCTGGAAGACATGGTGCTGAACGGTGACCCTAACATCAACGTTGGCGGCGCTACCATTTACGGCCTGCGTACTGCGCCAAATCGCGGTACCGGCACCCACGGCCTGACCTTGAACGGCGCAACAGGCGCTCAGTGGGTCGCGGCTATCTCCAACCTGATCAACCTGCTGCATACCGAAAACTTCTATGCGCCGGTGACCATTTACCTGAACTACAAAGACTGGTTCTACGCGTCAGTGAACGACTACGCGGCAAACTATCCGAAGACTATCCTGGCTCGCATCATGGAAATCCCTGGTGTTGCTGCGCTGGTTCCAGCTTCGAAGGTTCCTACCGATGAGCTGCTGGGCGTGGTTAAGCGTCCTGATGTTGTGCAGATCCTTAACGGTATGCCGATGACCATGCGCCCGAAAGCGCGCCAGAACCCGGAAGATGATTATGTCTTCTCTGTACTGGCTGCCGCAGCGCCGCAGTTCAAACACGACGCTAATGGTCAGGCAGGTTACGTCCAGCTGACCAAAGCATAATTCATGGGGCTCAGGCCCCATTTTTACGGAGGCCGTATGGCTGGTAAAGAACAAAAATGGTTGCTCACCCATGACAGCCACGAACTGAAAAAGGGTGAAGTCTACAAAGGCGAGACTCTCCCGCTGTGGCTGGCAGGAAAAGCGATCCCGGTAAGCGACCAGGTCCTGGAAGTGGCGACACCTGCCGACGTGCAAAAGCTCCAGTCTGACCTCGACGAGGCCAATGGCAAAGTTGAGTCGCTGACTGCTGACAACGCAAAGCTGCAGGCTGACCTCGACGAGGCTCAGAAACAAATCGACGAGCTGAAGAAAAAGGCGAAATAACCATGGCTGACCCAATCGCAGCGGCAGAAGTGCAGGCATACCTCGGTGAATTGGGTTATTCCATCCCGGGCGCGCTGCTGGAACCGATCCTCTGCGTGGTGAACAAGATTATCCCGTGCCTCGATGGCTCCGGGTATGACGAGTGCACCGCGAAGCTGATCCTGATGTATGCCGCGGCGCTCATGGCTACGTCGTCCGGCGCGCGCCGCATCAAGTCTCAGGGTGCGCCTTCTGGCGCGTCTCGCTCATTCGATTACGGTGCTGAAAGTATTACCTGGTTGCGCGACTCGCTGGCGAAACTTGATACCAGCGGCTGCACCAGTGAGTTGCCGATCAGTGCCGGTAACAGCGTCGGCCTGTTCATGGTGGTCGGGGGCTGCTGATGACGTATAAATCAGTTAAGCACGGCCTTCCGCGCGCGTTCACCCGCGTCTGGGTGATGACCGATACCGGGCGGGAGACTACCGGTTATGTCAAATCGGACGGCGAGTGGTTCATCAACTGCGAACGCATCCGGGCGACTGGCGCGAAGGTGCTGAGGTGGAAAGAATGACAGAGCGAGTGAAGAAGGCGAGCGATAACCGTTTATCGTTCATGTGCCCCGGGTGCGGTAGTCGGCACGTGGTGCATGTTGGCATTGGCAGTGGCCCGCGATGGGGATGGAATGGGAGCGTTGATAAACCGACGTTGACTCCAAGCGTTTTGGTTACTGGCTTTACGCCCAGCGATGACCCGGAGGAGTTTGGCGACGCCACGAAAGACAAGCCGTTTACCTGCCATTCATTTGTGACGGATGGGCAGATTCAATATCTAAATGACTGTACGCATAGCATGGCCGGTATGACGGTGCCGCTACCAGAGCTTTGAGGGGGAGAGATGTCTAGCGTTGCGAACTGGTCATATACCGCCACGGCAACCATCTGGCGCAATCTCGGTAACGATGAGTACGGCGACCCACTCGGTTACTCTGTGCCTGAGCAAATCCTCTGTGATTACGAGGGCGGGCTCAGCAAGAAGTTAGCCAGCTTGGGCGCTGAAATCGTCGTGAAGAATACCGTCTGGACGGAGTTCTCGCTGGCGGCCGCTGGTGATTACCTGCTGATTGGCGTGTCTACCGAACCCGACCCGGTTGTCGCCGGTGCCGACGAGGTGCGGCAGGTTATCCGCTACGCCGACACGTTCGAGCGCCTGGCGGATGATTACGCCATCCTGACGGGAGTGTAGCCATGGGCGTCAAAGTGAAGGGCATTAGCCAGGCTAAGAAAAACCTTAATGCTCTGGTTGGTGATATTCAGGGGAGAAAGGTCGTCAGAGCCATGCAATCAGCTTTGATTATCGGCGGATCTCAGGCGGCGCTCTATACCCCGATCGATACATCAACCCTCATAAATAGCCAGTTCCGCGAGATTACTGTAAATGGCAATCGCGTTACGGGCCGGGTTGGCTATTCAGCTAACTATGCTGCATACGTCCATGACCCAAACGTACCCCAGAACTTCCGCCGGGCGACGGCCAGGAAGGAGTTTTTAACCAAAGGGTTTGAAGACACGCAGCGACAGATTGATGCTGTGATCGCCAAGGAAATGTCTCTATGAATCCTCCTATGTATCAGCGAGTCAGGAACATGTTTGGCGATGCCGGGCTTACTAACGGTTTCCTGGTTCAGCTTCTTAATTTCAATGACCCCAATGACCTTTCGAAAGCGATTATGGTGTTCAGACCAAATGGCGGCACCCCCATCAGAAATGACCTCGGGAACGATAACTATGTCCTGGTCGATGTGATTGGCGCAAAGGATAAAAACCAGGCGGCGGCCACGGCAGCTCAGTCAATCCTTGATTACGTTCAGGCAAATCCTCACGCAGACGAATGCGTGGGTAAGATCGAAAACATGGGTGCTTATCCAACTCCAGTAACGACGGAGGAGGGAAGGGTTGTCCTGAGATTACAGTTTTCCTGCACTTTCGGGGACTGAAGAAAAATCATCAACACAAGGTCGCCATCTGGCGGCCTTTTTTTATACATAAAAGAGGTCAAAGATGGCTAATTGCCAAAACTCCAACGAAAGGGTATTCGGCTCGGCAACAGTGCTGGAGCTGGCCTATGGATGCCCAGACGCGCGTCCAACAGAAGACGACTGGAAAGCCCTCGGTGCGGGAACCAGTAAGGGGCTGGATTTCGCTCCAAACTCGGTCACCTCTGATGCAGACGATACTGCGGGATGGGTAGAAAACATCATCACGAACGCAGACGCGACAATCAGTTTTGATGGTGAAGTGCGGAAACACGACAAACTTGACCAGTTCGGCTACGGCAATCTGGTGAAGTACTTTACTGATGAGATAAATGCCAAGCGCCAGCCGACGCTGTGGGCACGTATCGCTATCGGTCCAATCGAGTTCTCTGGCTATATGGTGATTTCTAACCTTACGCCAGCAGATGGCGGAAGTAACGACATCATCACGTTTACCGTTGAGTTCAAAGTATCTGATGGCACTACTGTTCAGGTTGTTAATACGGACGCCGCGCCTTCAACGCCGTTGGCATTCTCCAAAGATTTGCCAGCAACTAAAGCTGCCGATGCAGACAACGACGTCGTTCTTGATGTTGACGTAACAGGCGGTCGCCCAACTTACAGCTACAAATGGTTCCTTGGCAGCACTCAGATCGATTCAACTGCAAACCCTACGGCGGCAACAGCCACGCTCTTGCTGCTTGGCGTTACAACCGCCTCGAGCGGTAGCTATCGCTGTGAAGTCACAGATAGCGACGGAAATAAAATCACCTCAACTACCTGCGTTCTCACTGTTACCGCATAGCGAACATTACAAAGGCTGTCGGCTGGCAGCCTTGATAATGACCGTTGATCAGGAAATACCATGACCGCTTTGAGAGAAATTGGCGAAATAGGCATAAGTGACAGCCGTGAAGGCGGAAAAGATTACTTGTTACGACCGTCTTTTGAGGCAATGACAAGGATCGGCGAGCCGCATGAAATTGTTGAGATATACGCTGATATTCATGGTCGCGAGGCGGAATTATTAATTGCGGCATGCGCAGATGCTTTTGGCGGTTTACCTGACTGGATGGGGCCAGCGATGCGCAGGGTTTCAGATCGCCTGTTAACAAAAGCCATGGATGTATTACAGGCGTGCTCAGACGAAGATTTAACGCCGATTGTAGGCCAATGGTATGAGGTTGAAGGACAGTTTTCTTATTCGCCCGGCCTCATGCCTCAGTCAGATATTGTCATCTTTGCTCAGCATCTTTTACAGCACGGCGTAACAGGGAAAGCGAAGACTCGGAAACTCCAGCGCCATGAATCTTCTGGCGGCACTACAGAATTTAACGCCATTGAATACATCAACGCAGCAAGGATCCACTTCAGCATGAGCCTTGATGAGGCGCGTTGTTTGACCATGACTGAATTTCAGGCGTTGCTGTCAGAGAAATATCCAGACCAGAAAGGCCTAACCAAAGAAGAATACTGCGCAGTTGCTGATGATTTTCTGGCTAAGCAGGCGGCAAGAAGGGCCGCAGCGAAGAAATAACTCCAGGCTATTGCGTGGGATAATCCACAGGAGAAAGATCCATGGCTGGTGAGGAACAAGTAGGAAATATCGTCTATCAGGTGCAGATGGATGTTGCGAATCTGATTGAGGCCCAGCGCAAAGTAAATGAGCGCCTTGAGAAGATGAGTGGCGGAGCGTCAAAAGCGGCCAGTAAGTTTGACCAACTCCAGACCAGCATAAACAAAGTTGCCGGGGCCATAGCGGCATCGATAGTTGTTGACTGGGGCAAGGCTTTCCTCGTTGCTGCTGACAATATGAGTCAGCTTAACGCGCGCATTGAGCGACTGACAGGAAGTGCTGCGACTGCATCACAGACAATGCATAGCCTGATGCGTATAAGTTCTTCGACGGGCGGTTCGCTGCAGGACACCACCAAGTTGTGGGAAACCCTCAGCACCGCACTCCGCGATACAGGCGCAACGAACGGCCAGATTATTCAGCTTACCGAGACGCTTCAGAAAATCGGGCGCATCGGCGGATCATCATCCGAAGAAATGGCGAATGCTCTTCGTCAGTTCGGCCAGTCAATTTCATCAGGCACTATCCGTGCGGAGGAATTCAACTCCATCCTTGAGCAAATGCCGGAACTTGCGCGCCAGATTGCCGCGGGGATGGGCGTAAGTATCGGTGAACTGCGTCAGCTTATGCTGGATGGCAAACTGACGGCAGAAGACGCACTCAATGCCATCCAGAAACAGACCGGTTCGGTGAATGCTGAGTTCGAAAAACTTCCTCGTACGCTGGCTCAAGCCAATAACGCACTGACCAACTCATTCCTGTCCATGATCGACTCAGTTAACCAGGCTACTGGTGCGAGTTCAGGGATGGTAACGGTAATCGACTCGTTAACAGCAGCATTAGATAGATTGGCAGGTAAGGCTATTTCAGCAGATGCTCAGATCTCTGATTTGAACAGTACTGCAGAGATGTTTAACCGGCGCGCTCGCACCTGGTCATGGCTTGGGCTTGATGGTTGGGCAGCCCAAAACCAGGCCCTTTCCACTCTTAGTGATCAGGCTGCAACTCTTGTTAGTGATATGCAGGCGGTAACTAAAGCATCAAACACTGCAGCCAACACCAAGCCGATCGAGATAAAGACTACCGCGACGGCCACTGGGAGCAAAGCAAAAGGCGGGAAGTCAGCAGCCCAAAAAGAAGCGGAACAGTACGCAAAAGCACAGGAGTCAGTTAACCAAAAACTGGATGAGCTGAGGCAGAAATCGGAGATCTCAGCAACCAGTGTTGGTGAGTTATCACGCGCCCAGGCTGTGCTGAATGCTCAGCAGTCACTTGGCAATAGCGCCTCGCAAGATCAGATCGTACTTGCAGGACAGCTGGCGGCTAAGGCCTGGGATAATGCTAATGCACTGCGTGAGCAGGCAAAAGCTGAGAAAGAGCGCACAGACGCGGCCAATAAGTTCAGCGCCATCCAGGGAAAAACCAGTAAAACCGCCGAGCTGGACAGCCAGTACCAGAAAGACATTGCTGATATCCAACAATACGCCCAACTTTACCCTCAGAAGATCGGCGAGGCTGAGGCGGCGCGCGCTGCTATCGAACAGCAATATCGGGATCAGCGTAACGCGGCGATGTGGGAAGAGTGGGCGCAGCAGAACGCGGCCACTCAGGCAGCAGCGGCGGCTTTCGACTCTCTCGGTTCTGTGGCCAGTAACGCACTGACCGGTATCGTCACAGGCAGCATGTCTGCGAATGATGCATTGAGGAGCGTCGGTATGACTGCTTTGAATAGCGTCGTAAATACCTTTGTCCAAATGGGGATTGAGTGGGTTAAGTCGGCCATCATGGGGCAGACGGCCACCACTGCTGCAGTAGCAGCATCCACCACGGCACAAGCAGCAGGTATTGCCACCACGACGGCGACGTCTACCGCGGCGGCGGCGGCCACAACTGCAGCATGGACTCCGGCGGCCATCATGTCATCCGTGGCTTCATTCGGTGGCGCAGTAGCTATTGGCCTTGGCGCGATGGCTGGAATCCTGGCACTGTCAGGAAAACGCAAGAACGGCGGGCCAATTCAGGCTGGTGGCTTGTATCAGGTAGGAGAGGGCGATAAGCCTGAAATCTTCCGCGCCAATAATGGCAGCCAATACATGGTGTCTGGCGATAATGGAACCATGCTTAGTAATAAGGACATTACTTCAGGTGGTGGAGGTGGGGCTCCGATTCTCAACATCTACAACTACTCATCCGCGTCTGTTGATGCTCAGGCTACGCAGAACGGCGATGGTTCGTGGACGCTTGAAGCTTTTATAGCTGACATGAATAACGGCGGCCCGGCAAGCAACGCCATAACCAGCAACATGAACGTTAAACGCACACCAAGAGGGCAGGGCTGATGCCAATTATCGACTATCCCGACTGGCTTCCGCTGGCGCAGAAGGCCAGCAAAAACATGACGCTCGATACCGGGTTTCAGACCGATCAGCCAGCGGTCGGCCCGGCCATCTTCGAGAATCAAACCGACGACCTGAAGGTGACCTGGTCACTGACGTGGATATTCACCTTGGCGCAGGAGCGAGCTTTCCAGCAGTGGCTACGCAGCCCAAACTATCTCAACCGTGGCCTGAACTGGTTCCGTATGAACATCAATCTGGGCGGCAGTGGTCTGCAATTGCAGGAGCTTCACTTCACGCAGATGCCGGTGCAAACCAGTATCGACGGTGGGGTGGTGACCTGGACGGGGACGGTTATTGCGAACCACCTTTACAACGGCGATGACGAATTCGACGACATCATTGTTGAACTGCCGCCGCCGTGGGATTCGTGGCTGGATATCGTGGTTACGGGTTACCCAGACGGGCGCGACCCGGAATCTTTACCGAGAGTACCGTAATGCCTACCTTCAGAGCTTATAAGCAGCAGCGCCCGACGCGCGGCCTGTACGACACCATCACGTTCTACCATCCATCCTTTGGATACGTCCGCCTTGTCGACAAGCAGTTCTTCCCGAAGACGCTCGGAGGCCAGACGTACACGCCAGCGCGCTTTGAAATCGAAGAGAGCCAGCAGAGCGGTACGCCGGTGATCGACGCGACGGTGAAGCTTGGGCGGCTATCGTCGGATATCAAAGCGCTGATGAAACAGTGGAAGGGTGCTGCCCGTCTGACGGCCATCACGGCCACCAGGCAGATCTTCGACAGCGGCGACGTGTCTGTGCCGATTAAGTCCTGGCAGCTTTACGTCAAGACGGTGGATATCGATGCTGATGCCGCATCGGTCACTCTCTCCGTCACCAACCCTCTGAACAACAATATTGGTCGCCTTTATGATCCAGTCGAGTACACGGGACTTCAGTACCTCTGATTTTATCAGGATGGTTATCGGCGTGCCGTGGGCTAACAGGGCCTGTTCGTTCGAAAAGGTGGATTGCTGGGGGCTGGTGGTGCTGTATTACAGGCACGTTCTCGGCATTGAGTTGCACCAGACACCGGACTACGAAGCCGGTGAGGACTTCTTCACCTGCTATCATGGTGACGTCGTTTTCTGGCACCAGGTCGATAAACCGGTCGATGGCGGGATATTCGTCGGGTACCGCGGCACGCAACCGGCACACGTTGGCCTGATACTGAACCGGCAGGCGCTGCACTCGCGTGGAGAGAATGGAAGCGTGCGCATGGACTCGTTGCTGGTCATTCAGCGGGCATTTACCAAAGTGGAGTTTTTCGAATATGGCGCTGGTTGAAATATCGAACTTTCCAGGAACGCCTAAGCTGCGTTGCAGGGTGCCAAACGGCACCATTTTTTATGAATGGCTGGCGGCCAATGACGCTACCTTTCACCGTGACCTGGTGATCGTCCGCAATGGCGTTAGGCTTGGCGACGATGACGAGCTGGCGTTTGAGCTGAGCGAGCTGGACACCATTCAGATATTCGACCAGCCAAAGGGCATTGTCGGCGATATCCTGAGCCCAATCTTTAAAGTGGTTGGCCAGGTGTTTTCGTTTCTGGCACCGAAACCGGCCATCGCCAACACTGGCGGCAATACCGTCGACTCCCCAAACAATAGCCTGACCGGTCAGACAAACACAGCGCGCGTCTACAAAGCCAAGCCGGATATCTACGGCCAGGTCCGTTCATTCCCGGATCTGATTCAGGAATCGGTGTTCGAATACGTTCGACAGGATGCCTTTGACGGCGGCTTGAAGTATGTCACTGAATGGATGTGCATCGGGATAGGCAAGTACGACTATGAGTCTGTACGCTACTCTGAATCGAGCCTGGGATCTCTTGCCGGTGCTGAATTCCAGTTTTACCAGCCTGGAGATGTCATCCCCCAGATCATCGAGGGATATGGCTTCGATGATGTTGATGGTCAGGAAGTGCCTGGGCAGAACGAGGCTGGAGATTTTCCTATAGAGAGCGCGACGGCAAACACTGTCGTCAGCGGGACGTATTCCGGCGGCCAGATAGCGATGAAAATCGTGAAGCAGGCCGAGTTCGATTACTTCATGGGGCTGGTACTGCCGCACGCTGTTACGTTTACCATTAATGTGACGTACAACACTGCATCAGGCAGCATTACGACAGATGCGACATTCTCAGGAACCTTGATATCTGCTGTTGAAACAGACGACGGGGCAGTAGTTAACCCGGTTCGTTGGTACACGTTTACGATGAGCCAACTCGACGGACCGCAGGGCATTCCGGCGACTGCTACCATCAACACCACGAAGTTCATTCTCAACGATAACGAAGCCCTGGTCGTGGGTCCATTCTTCTCACCTGTTGAGTCATCACAGCTCTGGCTGCACACACAGTCGAGCCTTGGCGGAAAGAAACAGACTAACTGGAAGGTCGTTATCTGGAAAATCGACGATGATTACAACCAGATACCAGGCACTACTCAGACTTTCACCTACTACCAGGGAACGCCGAACGACCATACGAGCGAAGTGTTTTATCGCACTGACAAAATAATCCCTGCAGCCGGTTTCGGTAAGTATGCGATAAGTTTCCAGCGTACGGATAACTCAAGTGATGCGTCCCTGTTGAAGGTTGAAGAAATCCACAGCATTAACATCAGGAACAACGTTGTTCACCCTACCGACACGCTGGTGCGCGTGAAGGTGAGGGCGACAGAAAACGCGCTTGGAAGCCGTGAGCGCAAATACAACGCTCTGGTGACGCGCCAAACCATCACGTACAACATTGACACGCAGACAGTGGATTACACGCTGCGACCGTCTCGCTCGTTCGCTGATGCGGTGGCGCACACCTGGTTGATAATGGGTGAACAACCTGTCAACAGCATAGACCTCTACGGGCTGTACTCGATCGCCGAAAGCCTGACGGATGAGCGACTGGGTTACTTCGACTACACGTTTGACGACGAAAACGACTCGCTGGGCGACCGCGTGCAGGCGATCTGCAATGCGGCGTCTGTGGTGGCGTACTGGGACGACGGCGTGCTGACGTTTACCCGTGACCAAAAAGTTGATTATCCGGCAGCCGTATTTAACCGGGCCAACATGAAGACGGACGAGTACAAAATGACGTACGAAGCCACTCTTCCTGGTGGCTACGACGGCGTGCAGGTGTCCTATGTTCACCCGACCACGAACAACAAGACGTACATCAACTACCGCGTGCTGAACGGCGCCATCGTCGAACAGGAAGCGGAAAACCCTAACAAGCTGGAGATCGTCGGCTTCCGTAACGAGTATCAGGCACGGGAACGCGCGCTGCGCGAAACGAAACGCTTGATCTACTCCCGGGTGAAGATGAACGCCAAAGTCTTCGAAGACGGGATTATTCAGGTAGGCAGCGTCATTCAGATGCCTGACATCTACGACAGCAACCAGCAGCAGGGTTACATCACCGGACGCGCCGGGAATAACTTCGATACCAGCGAACCGATCACGTTTACCGGTTCAATGTATGTGCTGGTTACCGACAGTCTGGGCAACCCTACTCTGCGCTATCCGGCAACAGCCCGCAGCGACACGAAATACGGATTCACCGCTGCTATCCCTAATATTCAGCTCAACATATGGGACGGAGACACTGTACAGCTTCCTTCTCGCTACCTCATTGCGACGGTGGAGGAGCTTGACAGTCAGCTATGGACGGTCAACAGCATCAAACCGAACACAGATAACACGATATCTCTGACCGTCGCGGAATACAGCGACGCCATCTACCAATAAGAACCTTCCCAGACCAACCGAACCCGGCCACCGCGCCGGGTTTTTTTATGGAATCAATATGGCTACGCAACCGACACAAGATGCAGTACCAAGCGAATCACCACGCGACCTTAAGTTTAATGCGGGGAAAATTGACGAGTTTGTTACCTCGCTGGTTAACACTTATGTTGACCGGTTCGGGAATGAGCATTACACCATCGAAGGCTTGCGGTGGCTTGCGCAGCAGGCGATTGCCCAGTATGGATGGATCCCAGTAGGCACATTCCAGGCTGGTGCAACTTTAACGCTGCCCAATCAGATTCTAAAAGACACAACAGACGGCGAATATTACCGTTGGGATGGTTCATTCCTTCCTGCTGGCAAAGTTGTCCCTAGTGGTTCAACACCATCATCAACTGGTGGAACTGGCATTGGTGCCTGGATAAGTGTTGGTGATTCAGCGTTGCGGAGCATGCTAGGACATACAGATGGAGAATCTTTGGTAGGGGGAGCAACCTACGCACAAATCCGCGCATCAAACGTCACAGGCAACCAGATCAAATGTCTTGGCAGATCATCCAATCGAGACGGAGGTGAAGGCTGGTTCTTCCTTGATTCTGCTGACACCACGACAGCAGATGATGACGGCACCGTTCTGGTTGACTCCGTAGGTCGTCGCTGGAAACGTTCATATGACGGCGCAAAAATGGCCGCATGGTTTGGCGTGAAATCTGGCACAGAAGTTTCATCTGCTATCCAGAGCATGCTTAATATTGGCACTGGTGGGATAGATATTAAGGATGGGCAGTACAATTCTACCACAAAGATTGTTGTAGATTTATACAATGGAGGAGCATCTTATCCACCTCCTGGTAGGTCGAGTTCGCGATTCGATTTTACCGGTACGTCAATGGCTAACACTACATTTAATACTAATGGCAATGATTTTCTAGAGGCAATATATGGGGGAACCATACCGACACAGGCGGTAGCTGCTTTCTTCAGATATAAAAATTTTAGTATCTATGGACCTACGGTGGCGTCAGGTGTTGGGCTGAGAATTACAGGAGCAGCATATTCTCAGCTTGATAGTGTGCATGTCGTAAAAATGAGTACTGGAGCATCGTTAACAGGTGTTCTGACAAGTGAGATAAGGAATTCGTTATTTCGGGTATGTGCGAAGAATGGATTGTATTTTGACACTGGAGGAAACTCTACTGTCAATGCACTGACCATTAATAACACTGTTTTTGTTGATAACGGTGAAATGGGGGTGCTTGGTAATATAGGTGCAAGATTTACTTTGCGTGACTGCAACTTTGAAACATGCGGAACCACCAATGGTGCAACTGCGCAAGGTGCAGTGAGGCTTACTGTCAAAGAGCCAATGGCAACAGTAAATATTGAAGGGGCTTGGTTTGAGGGTAATGCTGGCGAAGCCGATTTGTATATTGATAATGCCACAGCGGGCTTGATTACAGTTAATATATCAAGCTCGGTCTTTATTCGAGGCGTCGGAGGTAGATGGTGTACGAACAACATCAAAACTACAACATCCGGCGGAGGATTGATAAAGATAATATTTGGTGATGGAAATCAGTTCTACAGTATGGGTAGTGACTATACGCCAGATGTATCAAGACCATATTTTAATTTTAATGGCAGAACGATCCCTGTTGGCATAGATAAGTGTAACTTCAATGAAACAACAAGCAAATCATTGACATCAGTTAGTTATTCTGATGTTGTAATATCTGGTGCCGTATCATCTGCTGGAGCATTACTTGCAGCACCACCGAGATGCACGTCAAGTAAAGTAACAACTGGAGTATACTCACTTGTATTCTCGGAAGGGCTTAGTATAAATACTGACAGCATACTTTGCACAGCAACCTCAAGAACTGATGCAATACTAGTCATGAGAGCAGTCCCTGTAAGCGCAAACGAAGTGAGGGTCTACACCGTTAATACCGCGGGAGCTCCGACAGACGGAGCATTTAACTTCATGATCACATCATCCAGATAGAATACAAAAGCCCTCGAAAGAGGGCTCTTCACTATATCTTTTTATTCCGCAAAAATTTCTTCTCAACAAAATTCCATGAAATTGCTGCCATGCCTGTAGTTATTACCATGCTTAATATCATTCCTTCGTAAAACCCAATGGTCATCTTATTAATAACTATCTGCTGAACTGGAAATGCATATATATATATTCCATATGAGAAATCAAACCTCCCCTTTATCAATCTATCCTTAAAGGAAACCCCAATAAAAATTGTTGTTATCGTTAAAAGCAAATAAGCAGAAATTCTGTAATCAATTATGGTTCCAAATGTGGATAATGTGTACAGAATAAGTGCCATCATTATTGTTAATTTAATCTTTGTATGATTCCATGTATCTGCAGACATGGATAGCGAGGCACCAAAGAAAAAGCACATTGCTCTTATGGAAAAATGATCAAGCGGAACAGCAAAGATAGCTCTATGAGGATTGTCAATTATATAGAAAATCGACAAAAACATAAAACCAATGAAAAGAATGAAGAAAACCTCTTTTCTTTTATTAAATATTATAACAATTGATGAGATTAGGTAGCAGGCAAACTCAAGTGGGAGTGTCCATAGACTTCCATTCATGCTTCCCTTAACTATAAAATCTTGAGCTAAGTTAGATGTTTCGTCGCCGCGTAAGGTAATAGTACTTATAAATGATTTAATACCATGACTAGTGATGTATTCAAGATAACTTCCTTTATACAGCCATGCGCTTAAAATAAAATATAGAAGAATTGAATATGGTAACAAAGCAGGGAAAATCCTCCTGCATCTTTTTTCCATAAAATCAATAAAAGATTGCGATCTCATTGCTGACTGAGCTATGAGATACCCCGATATAGAGAAAAATATTATGACTCCAACACCACCAAAAGACTCTAGCTTGGGAATGTGAGGCTCAGAAAAACCTGATAGCACATAATGGTGTGAGAATAGAACAAGCAGGGCGGCAAAATGCCTTATTGTGTCGAAACAGTTATTGTTATGCCTAGGCATCTCCAGTCCCCACATAGTGCGAATTCATAAAAGCAGTCCTTTCAGTTTTATTATCTGGAAAAACAAACACATTTAGTTTGCATGAGTCTATCACCTCTTTATCGCTTGATCGACACCGACGATCAGTAATACTGTATTAATATACAGTATCAATCGGAGGTGAGTTATGGGGTTCCCGAGTCCAGCACAAGACTACGTAGAAGATCGCATATCGCTCGACAAGCGCCTTATCGCGCATCCGGCAGCCACGTACATGATGATAGCCGGGACGACATACCTGCGTGCTGGGATCATGAAGGGCGCAATGCTTATCGTCGACTCGTCGCTGACACCAAAGGATGGCTCCTTACTTGTCTGTGCTGTTGATGGTGAGTTCAGGATTAAGCGTTACAGGACACACCCGCAACCGCATCTGGAGAATCTGGAGAACGGCAAGCGGGAGAGGTTGCCTGATAATAACGAAGCATCAGACACATCTCGGCCGGTGTTTGGGGTGATCACCTACAGCATCAACGATGCTCGCTCGGGCGAGTTCGACGACTGCCCGGTGATGTGA